TAAGAACAAAAGATTCCCCATGTTTGTATTACACTAAAGTCTGCTGTTGTTCTTGTAGAAAATGCAGTATCATATGTTTGTATTATAAAATCACAAGCAGGAGGTTCGTCATACTCCCACCATTGTATCCATTTCTTTTTAATTAATCCACCTTCTTCTGGTGTTGGGTTTTGCATATACAAAGATTCCCAATATCTACTACCATTAGAAGCTTTTATTTCTTGTTCATCTACTTTTAATACTTCATCTGGCTTCCATTCTGGAAAATAAGAAGAACCAACAGGTAAATCTAGTAATTTAGAAGAAGCTTCATCTACCCACGCTGGTATTTTTACAACCTCCCAAGGAATTACATTATGTTCATACATATCACCTTGTTGTTTTAGTAACCATCCACACAAATCATCATAATGATACCTTGTATTAATAATTAATATAGAACCATTAGGCATAATACGTGTTCTTAGTCCAGCTGGGTACCATTCTTTTACATATTTTCTACCTGATTCTGAAAATGAGTCTTCTTCAGACATAACATCATCAAGAATTGCTATATGTGCTCCTCTTCCTGCTATTTGAGACCTCACACCTGCTGCATAATACGTTCCTCCATGCGTAGTTTTCCATTTTCCTGCAGCTCTTACGTCTGAACGCAGCGTAACTCCCCCAAAAATTCTAGCAAAATCTTCTGTATTTACTAAATCTCTTACAGATCTACCAAAATCACTAGATAATTGGTCACTATGCGACACAGTTAGGATTTCATGCTCTGGATTTCTACCAATATACCATGCAGGAAACAATTTTGAGCAGATTACAGACTTAGAAGAACGTGGTGGTAAGAAAACCATTAGACGTTTTATCTCTCCTGATTCTAATTGTCTTAGTTTTTCAGAGATAACTTCAATATGTCTACCCATTTTCCAATCTGAGATTAATTTTGGAGCCATTAAGCGTACAAAAGTTAAGAAATCATCTTGGCTCTCTTCATCTATTTTCTTCATCAAATGAGTTTTCAGTGCAATAGAATTGAATAGGCTTTGATTATTTATATCATCATAGTTATCTTGTTGCATAAAGGACTCCTTGACACTCATTATAACTCATCTTTTTCTGTTTCGCAAGGACTTTTTGGAAGAAAACACCAGGTATATATATAATATATATAATATATATAAGAATATGGTAATAACCATAAGGAAATATAGTATATATCTAAGAAAAGTTAAGAATAACTTATAATATCTATATATATTATATGTAACTCCCCACTAAAAAACAGATACCTTTTATTTTTGGTCTATATGTCAGGGTGGCATATATATATATATACAACACAGTTGTATTTTTGCCCTAGGTATGATGATGTAGTCTAGTTATGTCACCAGTCTCAAGTTAAAAGATACCTTATGCATTGTATCCAGC